CATACTCTGGTGTTGAACTCACACCTGTACTTGTATTATAACTTCCATCTTCTCCACCCCATACTGAAACAGCTTGTGTGTTATTAAATAGTTTTCTTACATACACTTTGTAATCTTCTGCTGTAACTGCACGACCTTGTGATGCATAGTCTAGAGGTGCGTTTATTTTTATAGAAGAAATAGTTTCTGGTTCAGAACCACCACTTGCATTTGCTACAGTTGTAATAGTTACTCCTGTAATACCATCAATTGAACTGGGTGAACTAAAAGAAGATGCACCATTAGCTGCAGTCTTGTTTGTAATCACATAATTAAGTTGAACTATATTACCATCTGATAATGCAACACTGGTTGCACCATCTCCAAAGTAAATCTCGAACTTACCACTCTCTGTTTCTTGTAAATAATAAACTGTACTTGAACTTGAGAGTTGTGTTATGTCAGTTGCCTTTGTATAAGTTGTAGTCGTTGTATCTGTTGTTGAGTTTTGAACTCGCACTGTAAGTGTTGATGTATCTGCACGAACATCTGTCAACATAAATCTTTGGTCAACATCATTACTGTTTACAAGATATTTTGTTGTTGCATATGTTCCCTCATAAATTAATGTGCTGTCAAAAGGAACTGATGAACCTGTATTTTGTTTTGTAACATCTTCAATTGTTACAAATTGATAACTCACCCCATCAACCTTTGTGGAAAATGTAGTTCCAGCAGACATAGTTGCAAGTGCCTGTGATGTACTAAGTGAAACATTAATAGTTGCAATAGGAGCTCTAGGTGATGAAACTTCATATCCTAACATCTTTGCGTGAGATACAACACTGGAACGAAGTGATGCACTGTCTAAGAACATTTCGTTTGCTAACATATTTGCATTGAAACCAAGATAGTGAGTATTGTATGCAAGGACATCTAACAACGCACTCATACCAGAACCCTCAAAGTCATAGTCTGTAAATTCTGTTTGGTTCTTTAGGAATGTTTTTAAATTATCTTTGACATCATCAAAGTCAAACTCTGTGACACTTAATCTTTTATCATTGATTGCCATCTATCGTAACCTCTCTAGTAATTGTGTAACCTCAACTAATTCTGTTGGTGCATTGACAACATAAAAATAAATTGTTACCTCATATGCATTTCTGTCAAAGTCTGGTATTGCTTGTACTCCAGTTAACCTTGCTCTTGGTTCAAAGTTTTCTATTACATCTTGTATCTTTCTTGCAATGACAGCTGATGTAAGTGGTGTCATAAGTTCAAAGAGTAATCCTCTCACATCTCCAGCAATCTCTGGGTGAAAAGGTTTCTCATATGAGTTTAATAAAATTAGATTACGAACAGAACGCTTTACTGATTCAATATCAGTTACCTTGTTGACATCTTTGTTGGACTTCTTACTGAAGAACAAATCCAAATCTCTATACTGTTTTACATTACGACTGATATCATTATTTCTTTGTGCGTCATTGTATGCAGACATACCTCTACTCCTAACGTATTATTTATACAGGTTATCCACCAGCAAAAACATTTGATGAACCAGCTGCGACAGAAGTACAACCACTAATTGCATCACCAATTCTTCCACAACCTTTTCCATTTATAAAGACTGTTGTTGAACCTGTCGTGATTGCAGCTGCGTGTGGTGGACAAGGTGAGCCTGGCAGTAAGTGAACTGTATTAACATCTCCTTGACGACTGATTGGTATTCCATTACAAAAGACATTACCAGAACCAACTGCTCTTACCATACCAGAACAATGGGTAACGTCTGCATCTCCTATTCTTGTAACTGCTGGCATTTTATCTCCTAATCGTAATATGTGTCAACAAAATTTTTGATTGCGTCAAACTCATTGTTGATTGTATGTGTCACTGTAAATGTTTCTGTTGATGTTTCGTTGAAAGTAACAGTTACAGTGTATGTTCTATTAACAGACGAAGAAGTGTCTTGTGATAATGAAAAAAAGATTTTATCTTCTGGAACATTATCCTCACTTATCACTGTAATTGGTGTCATAAGTTTATCACTCGAATCACCATCAACATAAGTGAAGGTATCACTGAAAGGATTTGAGTATGTTCCAACTATTGCAACTGAGGTACTTCCAGATGTTATAGTAACATTATCCTCTGTCTGATTAATAACAGCTGTCACACTGTTTATTTCTTCAAAGTCTTCATCTTCCTCTGCTGTATCAGTAGACGCAGTAATCGTTTCTTGACTAAACGTAAAGTTTGGTCTGGTGATTGTAGTCAGTGTTGTCTTGTCTAGTGATATTGTCATCTTTCTCTTTTCATCAACTCCTGTAACTTTGCGTTGTAAGTATCCATCTCTTTGTGGTCTTCTTCACTATGTGGTGGTTCTGGTGCAGTAGGTTTGAAAGATATAAGATTATCAAACTCCATAGGTATCTCATCAAAATATTCAAACGTGATGATTGCAGAACCTTCTCTTATGATGAACTCACCCTTCATTAGTTTAAGTCAATCTTCGAACCAGTAATTGTTACGTTACTAGATACAGCTGTTGTTTGTGTGCTACTGTATGTTTCGGAAACAGCACCAGTTACATTTTCAGTCTTACTGGACTTGTAGGTTTCTGATACAGTTCCAGTAACTACTTCTGTCTTTGAACCGTCAACTTGAATATTCCAATTACCTTTAATGTAGGTGTTACAGTTAGAGTCGATTGTAAGGTTTGCAGTCCCTTTAATATTCACAAAGTCGGAGCCTGCAATCACTTCATAATTATCACCAACCACTCTCGTAGATTTGTTTCCATCTTTGTCTATCTCATAGAATGTTCCTTTTGTATGATACTCATGTATTCTCTCTGCACTACTCGTATCATCATATTCTTTAATGTGTCCACTTTCTGTTTCCATCACATGGTTCTTTGGATAAGAGGCTGCGTATGCAGAGTCAGGTTCGTTCCAAGTGGTAGATGAGTTTGCAGTTGGAACGTCTGAAGTCTTTGCAGTATTTTTTGCAGACACCACTGCGTGTGATTGGTCTGTATCATTTCGTGCAAGACGATTGACATCACTTTCTTTTATTGGGTGGTTACTGTGTGTAATTTTTTCGGAGGGGTATGTTTCGTTAGGGTCATTGAAACCCTTAGTCTTATCTGCGACAGCTTGTGGTACGCCAGGCAATGTTCCCATAATCAATGGTTGTTGTTTTTCCATTGCGTCTAGGAAGAAACCCACAACCCAAGTTCCTTCAACAAGAAAAGTGGGAGTGTTCCCTAGTCCTTGCATGGAAGGGTTGTTAGTCGATTGCATAATGTGAGCCCAAGGCAAGTCTTCTGTTGGAAGGTCTGTAAGACTTTCCGTATGTAAACCCAGACAACGAACTTTCACTCTACCTAACTTTGATGGGTCGTTTCTATCTTCCACGACTCCAGTGAACCAGACGAAACCGTCCATACCCATAAAATAGTTTTCTTGCATGCTTTAATACTCCTTACAGAGTATTTAGTCCGTTAATGTAAATCAGGGTCACGTCCCAAACGCCATTTTTCTTTCTGTTCATATTCCTCAATGTGCAAGTCTTCATCTTTTCCTTGTCCATTCATTATACTCATTGTGTCTTTGGCTTGGTCGTAATCTAAAGAATCATGTAATACCACTTTCTTTATAATGCGATATTTTGTCATAGTGAAAGTTATATAGGTAGATTTAATTTTTTAGATAACTGTTCAACACGTTTTTTTCTTGTCGGATTATTATTATCCCAAGTAATATTGATGTTACCAGCTACACAAATCCTCTCTTCATCTGTCTTTTGTTTCGGAACAGAGTGTGGTGTCCAAGAGGGAAACATAACTAAATCAGATATTTTTGGAGGTACTTTAAATACTTCTTTCTTTCCCTCTTCATTTACGATTTGATGAATGTAAAGAGGTGCAGACTTTTTCGAAGTCTTAACATAATATATCCAAGAAAGTTTACTTGGTTCGTGAACGTGTTTAACGGTATGACTATCTTTGCGATAGATAGCTCCCCAAGTTTCTACAAAGATTGGTTCTATCTGTAAATCTTTATTACCTTTATCTGCAACATAAAACTTTGCAAGGTAGGGTGTAATAATTTTATGTAACTCTTTAAACTCATCACACACTGTATTAAAGAAAGTCATATCTGCCTTTACATTTGTCGTTTGTTTCATCTGGTCACCAGTCTTGCGTATGAACTTTTCTAGTCGTGGATTAAGGTCTTTCGTATCCTCGTGTAGATTGACGTGATGTAAATTTGTGGTAACTTGTATGGGAAATTGAATATCTTTTACGGTTGTCATTAAACACTAACCAGATTACCAGCAATCATAATTCTTTCGTGGTCACAAGTATGCTCTGGAACTTCGTGATGTAACCAGCCTGGAAAGATAATCATCTGACTTGGTTCTGGTGTCACACGATAGTTTGCATGAGAAAAGACTAAAGGACTACAATCTTCACACGCACTGACGCAGTACGTCCAACTCCAAGTGTCAGGCCAGTGTGTATGACTATTGGTGAACTGACCTTTACC